ATTGATGGGGAGATAGAAGGGGAAACACTGGGACTAATAGAAGGACTAATACTTGAAGAAATAGAAGGACTAACACTTGGACTTATAGAAGGTGAAGCACTTTCAGTCGTATAACTAACATTCAATACCGCTTTCGGCGAAGTAGGATAATTATCCCAAGTATAAGCCTGTAAATTACAACTTTCATCTCCGCCATTGTCGTGGAGAAGAAATCCTAAACTATTATTGGCAACCCAGCCTGCTCGATTAACAATTTCTTGGACTATTGTTTTAACATCCCAATCCATCAAGTTATAAGTCCCATTCGGTATACCTGCACTATTGCCTTGTTTAGTAACATAAGCAGTTGTCGGAGTGGCGTTTTTAGGTCTGTTTGTAGAACTCCAAACCGCCAAATTATCGCTTGCCACTCCGTAACAAATAGACCTCCAATAACCACCAAAGACTCCAGGCCAGACAGGAAGAGTAAAAGTCGCGCTGGTTATAGTTACTCCCTGCGGAATATCTACACTCTGAAACCGCCAGCCAGTCTTATGATAATTTAGAGCTTCACCCTGACCAATATAATAAAACAAATCATTGGTATCGAAGGTTATCCAGTTAAGACCATAATCAGCCGCATCATCCTCACTCTGAATTATTTCTACAGAAATATCCGCCATTTTTAAAGTATGTTGATATTCAAATCAATAACTTCTTTTCTTTTTTGATTAAACTGAAGACGCAAATCTTCCAAGCTCTGAAAATTATGCGGGTAAGCATAAGGAGTACCTTCCATCTCAGCCAATTCTTCTTCGGTAAATCTTTTTTGAATCACTAATTCCATATTCGCCATATGCCAACGATGAGACAAATCCTCATACTCCTGAAGAGCTTTTTTTTGAGCGTCAGTATATTCTGCCATATTGTATTTATATTTAATTTCTGGACGACCTTTCTATTTTAATTTATTTAAAGATTCTTTATCCCATCCTGGCACGGGCGAGAATTTTTCTATTAACCAACTTAAAGGATAAATCGCTTTATCCCACTTATTATTAAAAAATAAATCTTTAGCGTGTGCTTTTGCTTCTTGAACTTTCTTGCCTGATTGAGTATAAGGAAATCCAAAATCTCCTCCTTGTGTTCTAAACATATGAGCATACCAAGTTTTATGATTACAAACTACTCTACCTCCGCTTAGCCAAGTTTTACAAGCCACTTCAATTCCCTGCGAACCCCAACTGCCAAAATTCTCATCGCAGATATTTAATTTTCTATATTTGTATCTTGTCATCATAAAAAAAGAACCCTGCAGAGACATTGTTTCCGTTAATCCAGTTTCCTTTAAGCTCTTTTGATATTCTGGTCGTTTTTGATATTCTTTGAAATACTGAAAATGCGGTTCGGAATCAAAACAATACGATGTACTTTGAGGATTTTCTTTCCCTATCCAATACATTTTTCTTTCAAATTGGGTTGCGTTATCGCATTTAACGCATTTAATTGGCGTCTGACCTTGATAAGTTTCATTGCCGCATTTCAAACATTTCCAATTAAAAGCCCATAAATTTCTCATAATTGGAACCATCGTCCAATCATCGCGCATTTCTTTCATCATCTTCACATCAAATCCTTTATCAAAAGAACAATGAGCATCGCACTTCGCAATCCATTTTGCTCTTGATAAAGAAACACACTCATTAGTCATCGCCCTCTGACCTATAGATTCCGAGTGGTGTATTATCACCACATCTGGGTGGTCAACTAAAGGCGGGTCTGCCCACTTTCCATCTAAGCCAACTATTATCTGGGTCTTGCCCTCTTTGTTTTTAAGAATGTCTTCTACCGTGTTCTTTAAAAAAAGTTCATTGCGACTCGGGATTAAAACGCTGAGGTCATATTTTGCCATACATCTTGTGTTGTCCCCCAATAAGGAAGAATATCTTTGGTTCTGCCAGTTACGACAGTCCCCCTTCTACCATTGGCTCCTGTGATTATATTTATAATTGGTTCTCCAGTGAATAATTGAAACTTATGTTCGGGCTTATAAAAGGGGAACTTTATCTTTTCATTGCTCCACATTGGAAGCCCCGCCAATGATTCTTTTAATAGCTTTATCAAGAATCCCCTGCCATACATTACACTCCCGTGGGTCTGTTCTTTCTTGTGAAACCTATTCCACTTCTTATTAAGAATCCATACATTGTCATAGCTGTAGATTACGTCTGGGTCGGTTGGTTCAAAATCAAAGTATCCTTTCGGATAGAGGCAGTCTGATTCCGCTGTAGCTATAAAGTCTGTTTTCGCCGCCTCGCATCCTATAAGCAGTTGCCTGAAAGCATTTAAATAGCTGTACCCCACATCCCCTACGCAGATGTTTGTCCCGAAGTCTAGAGGTTTTTGGCTTACTGATATGATGGGTAGGTCTGTTATTTTTAAAATGTTCTCTCTTATCTTGTTTTCAAATAATTCTTCTTCCCGATTATTTGTATAATAAACTATTGTTTTACGTAGAACCATGATGGGCTTTTAAATGATGTCTTTTCTTCTATAACAAATAATGGGCTGATAAGATTGGCTTTTGTCCATGCATCTATTGCATCTTTTACCTGGCATAATTTCAGTCGTTCCAACTCAGTAGGTTTTTCTATCCATAATTTTTTCATCTCAATACTCGTCCAGTAATCGTGTCCTGCTACTATCCCGCCCTTTCTGACTTTCTTTTCCCACTTAGCTATGTCTTCTACTACGTATTCAAATGTATGGTTGGCGTCTATATAAACAAAGTCCAAACTCTCGTCTGCGAAATCTTTGACTGCGTCCATACTGCGTTTCTTAATGAACTCAACATTTAATCCCCTTAATCTTTCTTTCGCTATTTCAAAACAATCATTCAATTTTTCTTGATTAGCCCCAATATGAGATTCTATAAATTCGTCATACGCTTCCCACGAATCAACACAATAAAGTTTTAAACCAGTAATATAAGTGAATAGAAATCTGGCATACCATCCCTTCATTGAACCTATTTCTGCCCCAATTTTAAATCCAAGTTTTCTGAAAAGTCTGGGCAAGTCTTTAGTTCTTGCCTTCTCTTTAAGAAATATGGGAGATGGTTGGTTAATATCAACCCCGAATATTTTACCTACTTTTTTCAATGTGTCCATAATTTATTATTAACTCCCCAAGTATCTGTTTTCTTATGGCATTCCACACAAAGTGTTCTGCCATTATCTATCGCAAACCTCAACTCTGGATATTGTGCAAACGGCTTGATATGGTCTGGATGTAATTTACCGCCCCTTTTACCGCACCATATACAAGTATAATTATCTCTTGTAAAGACTGCGATTCTCCATAATTTGTATTCGGGAGATTTTCTTATCTTCTTATAAAGAGGGGTAACTCCACCCTTCCATTGAGAATTTTTCTCTCCCAAATGAAGTTCATGTTGAAGTTTTTTGACGTGTTCTGGACATTTATGTCCCCTCAATGCTTCACTTAATTTTCTCTTTGTTTCTTCTTTAATTTTATATCCCAAATGAGCAACACTTATATTATGTTTTCCCTGTTCAGACATCGGCTTATGCCTTAATCCAAGATGAGATTTTCTCATTTTAATTTTTGTCTCTTCAGACATTATTCTTTTTTTCTTTTCTTTTTTAATCATAATCGGGTAAATCTTTATAGCCTAATTTTTCCCTCCAATCTGGCGGAAAATTTGGAATTGGCCAAAATTTCTCTATAAGCCAATGAAAATTATGAATCCTTCCCGCCAATGGTCTATTGTGTATCCAAAAATCATACGAATAATCATAACTTCTTCTTATTTGGTCTATGTTCCATTCATACATTCTACCATGCGTTTTTCCTTTATGTAAGTGAGCATACCAAGTATTTTTATCAACCTTAACCTCTCCACCCGTTAACCAAGTGGTAAAACAAAGACATTCTGCTTCTTGCCCCCAGCCAGTATAACCATCTACCTTCATAAAACCCATCTTCTTAAACCAATCCTTTTTCATTACCCAGCAAGAACCTTGGAAGGTTAGTATGTCATCTATCATTATGTCTTTTCTTTCCACTGCTCTTTCGCTCCATTTAAATCCCCCAAATCTTCCCGACTTCAATTTCTTATGAACATCGTGAGTTCCAGGTATCAGTTTCTGCCACATAAAGTATTCGTAATCTATCGGTATTCTTGGGTCATCTTTAACTTTGTCCCAGGTTTCAATATCTATGCGGTATCTTCTGGGGACTATTATCCCCTCTTCGGGACAATCCCTGGTAAGAACCTCATCCATCCCTTTGGCGATACAACAGTGGGCATCTAAAGACATCACATATTCTCCCTTGGCTATTGATACTGCTGCGTTTATCCCCTGACGCTTCTGCATCTGCCCATTGTTAGGCAAGCTGATATACTTTACTCTTGGGTCTTTAATGGGTTCGTATGGCGTATCTTCGTAACCATCTAAAATAGGAAATACTTCTATTTCTCCCGTAGCCTTTTCTAAAACATCTTGAATTGTTCTATTGAGAAATTTCTCCGTTCTGCTTGGAATAATTATTGAGAGCATAGCCATTTGTAGAAAGATTCAATTCCTTCTTTAAAAATAATTTCTGGTTGCCAATTAAGAAGTCGTTTTGCTTTCTTTAAAGAAACATCTTGATCGTGAAAGTCATCCTTTCTTTCTGGAATAAAGTTAATTTTTCCCGCTCCAAATTCCTGAGCATATTTTGCTATATTATTAACTGAAATTTTCTCATTTCCAGCTAAATTTATTGTTTCTCCTTCTATTCTTCCCTTAACTACCGACACTAATCCATTCACTAAATCATCTATATGGATAAAATCTCTATTTTGATTTCCATCTCCCGTAATCTTTAATTCTTCTTTCTTTATTGCCGCATCAAGAAATTTCTGGATACACATATCGCCTCGCATTTCCTTTTTAAGGCTTTGCCCATAAACAGTGCCTATTCTCAAAATATTATACTTTAATCCTTTAGCTAATCCCCACATCTTAACCAAATATTCTCCCGATGCTTTTGACATCGCATAAGTATCTGATGGATTTATCAAACTATCTTCAATAGATGGATATTCCAATGGATTGCCATAAATACAACAAGTTGAAATAAAATTTAAGAGAATGCCTTTTTCAGAGCAAATCTTGGCGATATTATTCGTGCCTATGATATTTACTTCATAAGTTTCTTGAGGGTGATCATCTGTGTAAGAAAGTTCGGCTAATGCCGCTAAATGGTAAACTATATCCTTGCCCTCAATGGCTTCTTCAATCTCTTTTTCATTTCTTATATCTTTGGGCTTATCAAAAATCTCTACATCATGGCCTTCCTTTTTTAGAGCAAGAACAAGTTTTGAACCAATATATCCCAATCCTCCTGTAATTAGAATTTTCATTTTATTTATTTATTAATTATTCTATATCTCACAAATCCGCTTACCTGAGTTGCGGATGATAGATTTATCACAAAAGCGGAATTTGCCGATAAAGTGATAACTCCATCCTGATTTTGAACTGAATTTTCCAATATCAAATCTTGATTGGCAACTAATAAATAAGCTCCTCCGTAATTCGTTGAACCATCTTTTAGTTGAACCGAAACCGATGAATTGGGAACTATATTTATATGGTCAATCGCAATATACTCCGATGTTCCAGATGGAGCGGAAATAATCGTATTATCTCCTGAAGATGATATTGAAATATCAGATTTAAGTAATTTTTCTGTAATCATTTTCCGTAATCATTTTAATTTATTTAAGACCTTTCCTTAGAAGAGGAGTTTTACTTCTCAAGAAAACTCCTCAAAAAGAATTGCCATTTAATTTCTCATTAGCTCGCTGTGGTAAATGTAATACCTGCGGCTACTTTACTATATGCATACGCATACCATAAAGCACCATCGCAAAAAACTTCTACTCTATCTCCTGCCACTGCTTGTCCATTAACAAATGTAATTGTATCATCGGTAGCTCCATTATCTCCAGCATCTCCTGCTGAGGAAAATTGAATACCAACAATCTTATTTTCACTTGAATCTGTGACAACAGTATAAGAAGCACCAGACGGAGCTGCTTTCACTATAAATGTATAGTGAACCCCAGCAGATGTTGCCACCGCTGGAAGAGTTGTTACGAATTCAGTTGCTGAATCTAAGTAATATACTGTGCCAGATTCGGCAGCGGTAATTACATTAGTAGATGTAACATCTTCTATTTTATTGTGATAAACTAATCCACCATCTAAAATCAGTACATCTCCAGCCGTAATAGTTAAAGCCGCAGTGCCTATCGCACTACCTGCGATAACTGTAGCTCCATATCTTCCAACTGTAAATTCAGCCGCAGTGCCGTAACAATTGATATATTTACCAGTTGATAGTGTTGCTGTCGTGCTATGAATATACAAAGCATTACCAGTTGTTAAACCAGTTGCCGAAATATCAATTATCGTGCCAGAAGTTGCCCCTGTTGCGTTGATATCAATTAATCCAGTTGTTCCTGTATAAACACCAGAAGTGGTGATTACAAGACCCGTTCCAACTGTCGCTGCACCCATTGCCAAATTAAGCACACCACCAGTAGCAGAGAAATTTGCTCCACCGCCAGTTAATTGTGCCACCCAACCATCGGTTAACGCAGTTGCCGATGCTCTTAATACACCAGTGCAGGTAGTTGCTCCATTGGCAACTAAACTAACAAGATTCCCAGTAGTAATAACCACACCAGCAGTCGTGACTAATAATCCCGTGCCAGTAGTTATTGCCGCTGCGTCAATCTTGACCGTTTCTCCTGCGGTTGTATTAGCTCCAGTAACCAATAAGACATTCCCTGAACCAGTCGTGGAAACGCCAGTCATCTTAACTACGCTTCCAGTATATCCAGTAGTATATCCTGCGGCTACAACATCTAATAAACAGGTCGCTGTTTGAGCAGCAAGGTTAGATTTAATCTTAACCAAAGTGCCCGCCACAGAACCTGTATTTAGAATATCTAACATCGTTCCGCTTGTGGAACCTCCTGTCGCAACTCCTGAATCAGTTAATCGCAACATTGAACCACCATCGGCGATAACCGAAGTTGTATGAGCAAATAAAATTCCTGTTCCAGTTGTTAAACTTTCAGCAAGAACTTTTAAGCCATAACCATTGGTTGTAGTAGCTCCAGTGGTAATAAGAACCGCACCGCCTGCTGTGCTATTAGCACTCGTCACAGAAAGAACAGTTCCAGAACCAGTTGTGGAACAACCAGTCATTTTCACCAATGAGCCAGTATATCCAGTAGTGTATCCCGCTGCTACAATATCAAGCAAACAAGTTGCCGTTTGAGCCGCTAAATTAGAATAAATCTTGACTAATGTTCCAGCCACCGAGCCAGTATTGATTATATCAAGAATTGTTCCATTAGTTGCTCCGCCAGTTGCTACCCCAGAATCGCTAAGTCTTACCATAGAACCTCCGTCAGCTATGACAGAAGTTGTATGAGCAAATCTTAATCCAACGCCAGTGGTAAGGGCTTCACAAAGAAGTTTTAACCCTGAACCATTAGTAGTGGTAACGCCAGAGGTAATTGTTGCCGCTTGTCCAGCGGTTGTATTAGCAGATGTTACCTGTAATACACTACCACCTCCAGTTGTTCCAGAGCCAATCAAAGCAACTACATCGCCAGTGTGGCCAGTGGTATAACCAGTTGAAGAAACTTTTAATAAAGTTCCATCTACTTGACCAGCAGTCGCATTTGTTAACTGCAGCAAAATCGTTTCATCTGTCGCAGTTGTGATGAATTCGTTTAGAATTCCCGATGTAGAAGTTGCTCCCGCATGGCTACTAAGGAATAATCTTCCTGTTGTGGCAATCACTGTCGATGCTGAAGCAATATACAATCCTCGCCCAGTGGTTAGCGCGTCTAAATTAGACATCACTATACCAGATCCAGTTGTCATTGCTGAAGCCGACAAACTTATCATTGTTCCCGCTGCCGCCACATCTGAATTGGTAAGCTTTAACATTATTGTTTCGTCAGTTGCGTTTGAATCAATACCAACTAATACTCCATTAGTTGAAGTCGCGCCAGCAAAAGCAATATGAAGTAATGCTCCTTCAGTATCGGTAATAGCCGCTGCCGAAGAAGAAATTACAACCAAATTTCCAGATGTTTGAGTTGTTCCTCCAGCAATATTTAATCCAATACCTTCTGTAATTGCCGCCAATGGAAGATAAACCGCTGTTCCAGTTTCTAATCCAGATGGCGTAATCGTGAAGAATGATGTTGTCGTGCTTCCTGTAAATGCTCCAGAACCCGCAAATTCAACTAATGAATCTGCTGCTGCTGAATTATTAGTTACTGATAATGTATGAGCGTCATCGGCATCAGTTATTATCAAAGAACCATCAGAAAGAACAACATCTCCCGCTGTTAAGGTAATGGAATCAGCAGCAGCATCGCCAGCAAATACAGCTTTATTAGCTGTCATATTACCAGCAGCACTGAAATGCCATGTATCACCTGAACCCTCGATATCATTACCAGAACCAGCATTGGTGATTTGAATACAATCGCCAGAACCAGCGCCAGTATTAGTGATAGTTAGAACATCATTATTGCCTGAATTTCTATCAATCGTGAAAGAAGCAAGCGCTCCAAGTTGTAATGCTTGGTCACCTTGAAATATAGAATCCCAAGACGGTGCCGAACCACCTCCGCTTCCTGTCGCTCCTAATGTCGTTGTTGTTCCAGCAGATGAAAATATCAAACTGCCAGAAGCATTGACATATAAACCATAATCAGTAGAAGCTATTGGATTTGATGCTTGAGTTCCTCCAAATCTTAATATTCCTTCCTTGAGATTTATATTTTTCGGAGAACTATAACTTTTATTATTTATTGTCATTTTTTAAGTAGAGAATGAATAAGTTGAATAGAATGTTGATATTATCTCACCCACTGTTAGCTTATTCACCTCACTTAAGGTTTTTTATCGACCTTTACTCTTCCACTAATCCGTAAGATTAGTCAGAAGGAGAACTTGAATCGCCTTTTGATCCAACCCAGCATCGTGCTACATCATTATGACCTAAGTCAAAAATTGTTGTGGCACTATTTTGGATTTCTTTGGTTTTATAAACAACATTCACAGGATCAAGAGAAGTCGGTTGTGATTCTACGAACTGAAGACCTTCAGAATCTGTCAACGCCCTCGAGCTATCAAACCAATTTTGTTAATCCTTTTTGGATAGCAAGTCATTTCTGCTTGCTTCTGCGATTTCTTTTAGTTATAGTCGCAGTTCGGACTATCGCATCACCCTTTTGGGTGTTTCCTCGCTTAGTCTCTACAGGCATTAGCTTATCACCTTTTGAACAATTACATTGATTGCACAATGGTTGGATATTATCTATAAAGTTTGTTCCTCCTTTATTTAGTGGAATTATATGGTCAATGGTTAATTTCTTTCGTTTTTTACAGATAGCACATCTATAATTGAATTTCTTTTTCAATGTATTCCATTCTTTTAGAGAAAATTTGCCGATTGCTTTTCGTCTTTTGAAGTCCTGAATTTTAGCATTATAAAACACATATTCTCTATTTCTTAATCCCCAACTTTTAGCTAATTCTCTATTTTTTTTCTGATTTTTTATTCGCCATTTTCTACGAATAACTTTCATTTTATCTTTATTTTCTTTATTCCATTTTTTAGATTTAGCCAAAAGTATTTCTCTATTTCTTAGATAATATTTTTTACTCCATTGTTTTTTGTTGAATGTCATATACTGACATTCTAACATCTACAATATAATTGTCAAGGTGCTAAAACTAATTTCCTGTGGGTTGCCCACTGCTGGGTTTTCCCGATTGATAAGAGGAAATTTAAGGTGGACTGTTTGAAGTTAATCCACCAATAGGCGGCTGTTGAAAGATAATCAAGAGGCAAGATTTTGAAGGCAGGAACTGCGGCTGCGTCATTATCCATTGATTCTGGAATTTTACCAGCTTTAATCGCTCCCAAGATTTCATTCGCCTTGAAGTGAACTGAACTTCCCTTTTTACAAACTAATGTATCAAGGTTGCCAGCTCTGGGATTTCCTCTTGGGTCAACGAATAACGAAGCGGTTCTATGAGCAGCTTTTAAGCCCGAATAATCGAAAGGAAGATTGTAAGTGGTTCCATCATAAACATAATTGTTCATATTAGTTCCACTATCCTCCCGTGTGTGGTCATCGTCAATCAATCCAAGAGAATCACCCCCAGCAACGCTAATAGTCCTGGTTCCTCCTACGCCGTAATGGGTGTAAGAAGTTGTCTCAAAACCATTAGTTAATCGCTCAGCACAAAGCTTTTCACGCTTTCTGGCGTTAGCAGCCTTGAGCTCTTTAGCGACATTATTGAGGTCTCTTTTCTTGATCCCAAATCGCCCAAATTTGTTAATTTTCTTTAATTAAGTTTGATTTGAGTAATCCTATCTTTCCTTTTCTATAAAGATAGTGATATTTTGAATGTTCCTTATTATTGGGAAATAAATATAGGTTTTCAATATGATTATCATTTCCCTTAAAGTTAATATGATGAATGATTTCTGATTTTTTTAAATACCTTTTCAGATATTTTTGGACTACTTCTCTATGTTCTACTATTCTAACATTACCTTTCTGATATATTTTATATCCATCAGAATTAAGTTTGTATTTAAGATTATAATCGTAATTTCTATTTCTCCATAATGGACTATATTTTCCTTTTCTGGGATCGCCAACGGGATGACTTGATATTTTATATTTGGTAAGCCAATGTTGGATTGTTCTCCTACTTACCTTTAACTCATTAGCCAAATCTTGAAGTGATTTTCCATTTTCTATATATTCTTTTAATAACCATTCTTTTGATTTTATTCCCTTACTTCCTCCGTATCCTCTTTTTTTGATATCAACTTTTCTTAACCATTGGTCTATCGTTTCTCTTTTACAACCAACTATATTCGCTATTTTCTGCGAAGATAACATTTCATTCCAATATTTTTGATATAGCCATTTATGGGAACGATATAATTTTGGAACATTTAGATACTTTGGCATATACTTTATATTATACCAAAGCTCCACTCTTGTCAAATTTTTCAAAGAACTGATAGGTCATTTCTGCCTATCTCTACATATCACTATGTAGTTCAGACTATCCCATCACCCCATAGGGGTGCCCCGATTATAGTCGTTGAAGCTTCCCATTTCTGGGCTTGCCTGCGGATTGTCTCATTGAGAGTTCCCCGCAATTTACGGAGTTTGTTCAAGGGTATTACTACCCAAGAGATGCTGGCTTTCAACATCTTCCAAGTAAATGACACAATTATACCCACCATATTTTGAGTGTAGGTTTTGTCAAATCCTTGGATAGGAACATCGCTCACTATTGCCGCATTCTCATCTACAAAGTCAGATTCACCGAGACCTGATAAGCTACTATCTTTTTCATAATAATCTTCGGTTGTCCTAACATTGTAGTATTTTGGATACATACTTTCAGGTTCGGAAGTCTTGGGGAAGATTTTTTGAATAGACAAATCTACCAAGTCCGCTGCCTGAGCTATGTTTAAAGGAGCATTAGCCATAGATTATTATCCAGTAGCATCAGGGTCTACTCCACTACCGACGCATACTCTGCCAATAATTGAAGTGGTTGTTGAACCAATCTTATACATAATGAA